CTTAAACAGTATTACAAAATAGATTTTAATGTTCCACTTGACACAGAACTTAAAATCGGTTATGATTGGTTAAATATGGAGGAAGTTAAATGACTAAAGAAATAGAAGCATTGGAAACAATGGACGAATATTCTGATGAGCAGTATTCTGCTTTTCTAGAATACATTGCATTAAAAGATCAATGCGTAATAGAACCAACCACATTATATTTATGTAATGACCATGAGTTTTTTTCAGAGTGGAAATACTTTGCGCAATCTGATGGTTTAGATGTTAAGGTAATTAATGGGGAGACTAGAATATGTTAGAAGAAATAATGTTTTTTATAGTAATTATAATAGCAATAGGTGGTTTAATTGATTCTATCGATAATTTATAAAATAACACTTGACTTTTTATTAAAAATGTGGTATAAGACAATAACTAAAATGGAGGACAAATGTCTGATAATAACTTAGTAAATATAAAAGGAATGTCTGATGAGCAAATTATGCAAGCAATTGGACAAGACGATGGTTCTAATCTAGGTAGTAATATACCAAGATTAGCAATTAATCGAACACCAGAAGATGATGATGGTAATCAATTACCAGTTGGTCACTTCTATACTTACGATTCTAAGATAGGTCAAAATGTTTTTGGAAAACCAGTTACATTAAGACCTTTCATAAGTGCAATGCAATATATGCATTATGATGCTGAAAAGGGTGAGTATATAAACAGATCTATTATATTTAAAAGCTGGAAAGAAGAGGCTATAGATATATTAGGTGGAACTAAATGTGGTAAGATACCTTTCAAAGAAAGGTCAACTCTTACTCCAGAACAATTAGAACAGCAAAGAACTATACGTTGTTATAAACTAGTGTATGGTTTATTATCTTTTAAAGATGGTAAAACTGCACAAGGTAAGTCACATAACGTAGAAAATTTACCTGTTCTATACAGAGTAACTGGAACAGCTTTCTCACCTGTGAGTGCTGCTTTAGATCAATTGAAAAAAAGAAAAAAACTTATGTTTAATTGTACTTTTTCTCTTGAAACTAAAAGGCAAAAAAAAGGTGGCAATGTTTTCTATGTACCAGAGATAGGAGTAAATGCAGATACTAATTTACAATTATCTGATATGGATATGGAAACATTAAAGGTGTTTCAGGAGTCTATTGATACTGAGAATGTAGAGATTGTAGATGCTTACAATACTGCAAAAACTAAAAAGGCAAATAATTCTGATAAGGTAGACGCACAGATTGTTGATGATGTGGGTAGTGAACTTCCAGAACAAGTGCTTTCTAAATAATGAATAATATACTATTAAAAGTACAGCAGTATTTAGATACAGTATCTAAAGGTCCTGTTAAACTAGACAAACAGTTAGTACAGGAGTTTGGTGAGGCGTGTAAAAACGCCTTACTAAAACAATTTGAAGAAGAGAGAAGAGATAAGTTTGAATTGAGAATGTCTAATGTTGGTAGACCATTATGCCAATTACAAATGGAAGCTAAAGGTATCAAGGGTGAAGGCCAACCTTACAATGTAAAAATGAGAAATACTTTTGGTGATTTGATAGAAGCATTAGCATTGTTTGTCATGAAGTCATCTGGAATAAATGTTAAAAATGAACAAAAAAAAGTTACATATAAATTTAATGGTAATACAATTGAAGGTAGACAAGATGTTGAAATTGATGAAAAAGTTTGGGATATTAAAAGTGCATCACCATATTCTTTTGAAAAAAAGTTTGGTGAAGCAGGTGGATTTAACGAAGTTGTTCGTGATGATTCCTTTGGCTATGCGTCACAAGGTTTTCTATATGGAGAAAGTCAGAACAAAAAGTTTGGTGGCTGGATAGCAATTAATAAATCTACTGGTGAGTGGACTGTGTGTGAAACACCAGCATCTGTAGAAGAACATAAAGCAAATGCTTTAAAAACTGCTAAAGATAATGTTAAAGCTATTAAAAATAAAGTAGAGTTTAAAAGATGTTATAATGATATTGCAGAAACATTTAGAACTAAACCTACTGGCAATAGAGTTTTGGGTTTTGTATGCTCATACTGCCCATACAAACTTCCTTGTTGGGGAAGAGATAAATTGCAGTTGTTACCACAACAGCAATCTAAAGGTAAAAACCCTAAATGGGTTTGGTACACAGAAGTCAAAAATCCTAAGAAGGATGAGACTATGGAGGCTGGTGGGGAGTAGTTTGAGGGGTCTATTCTTCACCAACTCTTATGATGTTGTATTTTGTAATTTATAAACAAAAAAAAGAAAAGGAATATAGAATGTTCACTAATATAGTATTTGATAAAGAAAATGATGCAGAAGATTTTGGTAAAAAAAGTATGAAAAGAGGATATGTATATAAAATTGTAGAGTATAATAGAGAAAATTATGATAGGTATTGGAATTAATGAAAAAAAATAAAACAAATTATCTTAATTCTGTTAAGGTGCTTGTAAGTCCTTGGCAAAAAGGTTTTCACTGTAGCATTATTATGGATAGTCAATCTAAAATGTCTACGGAAGAATACGAATTATGTTCTACAATTGCTAGAGGCATGATAAAAATGGCAACTTCCGACCCTCATTCAACGTTTCTATGGGGACTTCGTGGATTTGCTGAAGATAAAAGGAAAAACAATAAAGATATGTCTATTAGTTCTGTCGCAGAATTTGATGACGAATCTAATGTTATTGATTTTCTTCAATACTTAAAAATGAAACGAGATAAGGAGTTAAACTAATGGCAACGCACTTAGTTATAGGTGACCCTCATTGTACACCTAAAGCAAGCAATGAAAGATTTCTGTGGGCAGGTAGACTTGCAGCAGATTATAAAGTTTCTCATATAATATGTATGGGTGACTTTTGTAGTATGGATTCTTTATCCTCTTATGATAGAGGTAAAAAATCTTTTGAAGGTAGAAGATATCAAAAAGATATGGATCATTCGCATGAAGCATTATCTTTATTTAATAAAGGTCTAGGTAAACATAAGGCTAGGAAGATTATGCTACATGGTAATCATGAAGATAGAATAGATAGATTTGTAGATGAAAATCCAGAGTTAGATGGCACAATTAAAATTGATGATCTTAAATTTAAACAATATGGTTGGCAAGAAATACCTTATAAAAAAATTAAAGTAGTAGATGGTGTTCACTATTGTCATCACCTACCATCTGGTATTATGGGTAGTGCAATATCTGGTGAAAATATTGCAAGATCTATCTTGACAAAGCACAAAGTTTCTGCTACAGTAGGTCATAGTCATTTATTAGATTACGCAGTATCTACATTACCAAATGGTAAAAAATTAAATGCACTATCTGCAGGATGTTATTTAAATCATACAGAGCATTTTGCTAGAGATACTCAACATATGTGGTGGAGTGGTTTAATACTTAAAAAAGAAGTTAAAGATGGTAATTATAATATGGAGTTAATAGATATTAAAACTATAAGGAGAGAGTATGGCAGAAAGTGATTATGTATTTGAAGAACCAATAGATTCTAAAAGAACATATAGATATGAAAAAGATCATACCCATGATATATCTTATGAGAATGAAAGAAAACATCACAATGTACATTCACCTTCTCATTATAAACATGGTAAAAAAGAAACTATAGAAGTTATAGAAGATTCTATGACAAGTGATGAATATCATGGATATCTAAAAGGTAATGTCTTGAAATATGTTTCAAGATATAGATTTAAAGGTGAACCATTAGAAGATTTAGAAAAAGCTAATTGGTATCTAGGTAGATTAATAATGGAGGTAAAAACATGGGGCAAGTAAAACAAGCAATACTTGAGTTAGAAGATTTCGTTGCAGGTTGTTTGCGTGAAGGTAGAACGTTAAATCAAACCATACGAGATGCCAGAGAATCTAAGGCAGCAAAAACTAATCCTTACTTTGATAGTGAAGATTTAGTAGAAAATAAATACTACCAATTTAAAGGAGCAGAATAATGAGAGATCTATTTTTAGATGCACTTAAACGTAAATATGAAGCAGAGATAGCTGCAGGTAAAGCAACCGCTAAAGTTTATTTTGATAAACCAGTTGCTATTGGAGAACATCCACAATTTTTAGATGAGTTGGATAAAGTTCTAACAAAAATATCTAATGCTGAAGAAAACTTAAAAACGTTATCTAAACACTTTGATAATAGTGTTGATGATGATGATATACCATTTTAATAGGAGGACAAATGGCTGAACAAAAGAAAGAAACACAAAAACCAATACCAAGAATGTATCACATAGATTCTGAAAAACTTATGGATATTATGAGATACTTAATGACTAGACCTTATGGAGAAGTTGTTAAACTTATGAACTCCCTATCTACACTTACACCTGTAAATACAAATGGAGGGGAGAATGTCGGAAAAAAATAATTTAGATAAATATACTGGTATATTATTTGAATTAAAGATAGGTTTAAATAAAGACAATGCTATTGTAATTGATTATGGTGGTAAGCCTGTAGGTAAAATAAGAGATGCGTTAAAAGGTTTTCCTTATCAAGCTAATCTATGTGCGGCTATAATTAATCATGCTAACTCTGTAGGTAAAAAGTTACAAGATGATATTAAACAAATTATACAGAAAATTTAAACAAAAAAAAAGACCTCCTGATTAAAATCAGGAAGTCTTGTGTTGTTGCTAGGGGGAGTCTTTATGGCTCCCTTTTTTATTTTAGAGTATTCATTTGGTCCACTAAAGGTTTAGGTTTAGGGACTAATATATTTTCTGTTTCTATTATTGGTTTAATTCTATCATTATACACACTGCTTAAAAAATTAACATAGTTTGGATTTTCTGCATATGATGTCATACCTTGAAACATATTTGCTATAGGTTCATCTTTTTCTGCAGCTCTTGCAACTTCGCTATATCTATCATCAGTTGTTATTAAATTAGCAAACCCTCTTATACTACTTTTTGGATCGGGAAAACTAGCTATATTAACACCACCTGTAGTAGTAACAAAATCTTGATCACCTATTGGTTTCATACCAAAATAATTATTACCTTTTTTAGCCGTTGGTGCACCTTTAAATTGAAAATTACCAGTTTCTGCAGCAGATACTGTGGCTACAAATCCTTTTTTCTTTAAAAGTTTTCTTTCAATAGATCCTTCAGGATACTCTTCAGCAACCTCATCAATTGCTTTTATAAAACTTTTAGTGTCTTTTATTTCAGCCATAGTAATACTACATATAATTAAACTAGCAATTCCAAGCACGAAGTGCTTTATTAATTCTTGAATTTGGATCATTAG